TCACCGCGGTTTTCATACATGTGTGCGGTCATCATTAGGATGGCCACGTACAACGCATTCGGTATGTCACCGTTGCTGCTAGGATTCGTGTTGTACCCGGCGACAAACGTCATCTTCACCGCGTTCGGTACGTAAGCTGTCGGCGGCCAAGTCAGCCCAGGGTTTGGAAAGATGCGCGCCGGTTCACTTGCCGTGTCTACGGTGTACGTGCCCGGATCAAGTGTCTGTACATTTCCATTCGCGTCGATGTAGACGATAGACAGCACGTCAATCGCTGGCGGCGCAAACAGTTTGATCATCTGGCTGTAGTTCCACATCGCAGTTGAGTACAACGGCAGCGAGTAGTACGCCGGAGGATATGCAAGCTGGCTGGTTGAGCCGTCAACATAGCTTGGGAAGCAATCCAAGCTCTGTTCATAAGTCTTCGTCGCAACGCTGCGGCCCGTGTATGCCTCTACCGCTTCACGCGCGGCGCTAATCAAAATCGGGATGAGTAAATCATCCTGGCTTGTGGTGACACGCAAAAAGTTCTTGGCCGTGATCAGGTCAACAGGTTCGGCGATTGGCTGGTTGAGAATGACTAGGTTCATTTCGCCTCGCCTTCTGGCTCAGGAGCCGGTTTGTTACCGTTTGGATCAGGAGCAGGCAAACTCGCGTCGCTGTAATTCACTCCGCGCCAATACATTTGCCCCGCGAGTCCAAGGACCGGGTTCAGTCCTTCAAGCTCTCGAATGTCGTCCGTGTTCAAGTAGCCGTTCATTTTGCCGCCGTTGTAGAACGTTGCGCGGCTGGCAGCATCGGGGTACATCAGCTGCCGTGTGTCAAACTTGGCGTGATACTTACCAGCGGACCGGCCCATCTTCGAGAAGAGCTTCCGCTTCAATTCGGCTTCCCAACTTGCCAGCCAGGGATTCAAGCAGAAGTTAAGCAATTCGATCGCACTCTGCTCCGCCGTTGAACGTGCGGCATGTTCATCGCCGTCAACCATGCGGGCAGGTACGTTGAAAACGTTTGCAATCTCAACGCGCTGGAATTTCCTGCTCTGTTCCTGTTGAGCCTCGTCAGGTGTGGCAGCAATCTTGGTGTAGGTAACTCCCTGCTCAAGAACTGCGGTCTTGTGCGCGTTCTCACCACCATGACCTTCAGCCCAACTGCGTTTCAAAGTCTCTTTCGCCTTGTCCGCAAGCGCGCCAGGCGTTGAAAGGATTCCAGCCGGTCGCGCGTTATTGGCAAAGAACTTCGCACTGTACTTTTCAGTGGCGAGCGCCAGTCCAATCACCTGCCGTGCAAGTTGAACAGTTGGCTGGCCCAGTCTGCCGTCCAGCGACAAACCAGGGATGTGCAGCATGTCCTCGGCCAAAATTATTCTTTTCTGCCCTTGGTCCTTCTGCTCACCGTTTATGTCATCAATGGCCGAGCCGACGATGCTTTCGTTCGTCTCGTAAACCATCGTGCCAGCAGGATAGTCAGTGCCCTCCATCTCTCTGTGTTCAAGTAGGCGTACAGGACGTGTACGTGCAGGATTGCGCGGCCAGATTGCTATGACCGAATTGTCGTCCTCGCTCCGCTGTATTTCGGCGTAGCCGTTGCCCCACAGAAGCATGTGTGATTGCAACGTCTTGCGGAACGTCACGCTTGTCATTTCTGGATTGGGTTCGGTATGGAGCAGTTCGTATAGAGCGTGGTTGTGAGCTACCTTGTTGAAAACAAGACCGTCTTTAACTGACTTCTCAAAGATGCGCAGGGGCATCGAGGAGACGGCATTTGAGATGATGTTAACGCAGCAAAGAACTGTCGAGACTTGGAGTGCCGTCAGCTCACTTACGCGAACGCCGCTGTCCGTGCGACCGCCGTTGAAAATATCCAGCAGCCACTCTGCTGGATAGCTCAATGGAGTTTGAGGGTTCTCCAAAGACGACCGCTTCTCAGGCGCACCGTCGATAGCGTATTGGAGAACCCTCGCGATTTGTGCGAGAACGCTCATATCGGCCTAGGTTAGAACCCGCCGACAGTTCCAGTTATCTTGAGGGTGACGTTGATCGTTGCTTCCTTGTCGAGCGGCAAATTGTGTTCGAGTGAGGACACATAAGCCTTGAACGTGATGTTACCGAGCGAGTTCGGTAGGCCGATGTTCCACGAAACAAGCGTCCCGTTGTTGAAGAATCCAAGCAGCGAAGACTGTGAAGGATCACCAGGCAGGTAATTGCCTTCAAATTTGACTTCGCCGGAGTCTGCCAAAGTGGTAAGCCACTCACGGAAATTGCCCGACTCGTAGTTCGTGGTGTCGGCGAGGTCATACTTCGCGCCGGTAAAGCTGATCGACTTGATTTCGGCGAGTGCCTGAAAATACGTTGAACCTGGCGCTTCGAAACTAATGACTGTACCGCGAGGACTAAACGCGGCTGAATTCGTGTATGCCATGATCGTTAATTACCTCAAGAAGAATTTTTACTGCTGACATTACATCCTGAAAACGTTACGACTCACCCTGCTTGCCGCTGCGAACTGATCGCACGGCTGCGTACAGCGCCAGAGCAAACACAACGATGAAAATTGCGACGGCCATTAGAGCTTTGCGCGGACGGCAGCGATGACTTTCTTTGCGTCGGTCTCCGCGCGCAACTCTGCGGCGGCTACCACGGCCTGAATGTCTGCGATGACGCGATTGCCCTGAATCTTGCCAACGAAGAAGCTGACGATTGCGGTTACGGCTACAGCAATGACTGTGTGCATGGGAACTCCTCAAAATAACGTGAGGAGTGTTACGGGGTTTAATTCGCAGGAATGCTAAACGGAGACAACATGAACGGTAGGAACGTAGTCTTTACCTTCAACCCATTCAGGCGTGTCAACGTCCGGGTGGCAGGCATAGCAGAGTGCAACTACATTTGTTGGATTGAGCAGCAGCGAGGGAACGACGCGCGGTGAGACTAAATGGTGAGTCAAGGTCGACGGCTTCATGCAACGGAAACCGTTTTGAATCCTCTGGCAGACCGGGTTCTGCCTTCTAATCCACGCGGTGAACTTTCGCCATGCTGTCGTTTGATAGCAAGGATCAGTTGTTTTCTTTGAACGCTCGTTCGTGTGTAAGTGCTTGGTGCAGTACTTCCCTTTCACCAGTTCGGTGCACCCGGCAGAACGACAACGCATGCGTGCGCGGTTAGACAAAGAGGATGTCCTGGTGATCGTACACAGAACCTGTCGTTGACTCATCTAGCGGTGTCGTCGAGCAGGCAAGCAAAGCCATAATCGTGGCCACCGCCCCGTCAATCTTCATTTCCAGGTTCTTCGGCCGTGTTGGAAAGAGCAGGTTCGTGAGTCCCTTTTTGCAACGTAGATTTGCAAGACACCAAACCAGCAAAGGACTGTTTGTATGGAACCGGCCGTCGGTTACCAGCTCCTCGAGAAGCAGCATGCCAGGCGTAAAATACTTTCCGCTCTGTGTGCACTCAACAAAGACGTCCTGTAGCTCCGGCTTTGCCTTTTGAATGCGGGTAACGAGCAAATTGCTTTGCAGAGGATCGAACGTTACCTGCCGCACAGGGTACTTGCCGAGAACGTCGTTCACATATGCTTCGATGTAAGACAGATCAACGATTGAACCCGGCGTCTCGAACAAGAATCCGTCTTTAACCCAACCCTGGTATTGGCTGTTCCTGGCCAGCGCGATCGTCTCACTTGGCAGCCAGGCTTTCACAAAGCAGTAGTAATGCAGATTGCCGTCAACGCGCTTGGCGTGGAGCTTTGCGACGGCGGTTAAGTCCAGCCGCGATGCCAAGTCCATCCCAATCGCAACTTCACCCTCGAGATCTTCTTTTAGGACTGGATCAAAACACTTGCGGACTTTTTCCAGTGCCAAGAACGGCGTCTCGCCTAAGTCATTTGACCAAATACAAAGATGCTTTTGTTTTGCTCCCTCTTCCATGCTGGCCAGTTGCAGAGCGCGGCCAAACTCTTCCCGCAAACCCTGAGCATCTACCGATATACCCCAGTTCGGGTTCGCCTTCCGCCACGAGCTTTCAACGCGCCAGTCGTCACCTTCATCAATCGTGTAGATGATGCCGAAGAACGACTCGTCAACCTTCCCACCTAGCAAGATTGCTTCAACGTGTTCATGAATTTCAAAGCAAATACCCGACACGTCGTTACCGGCAGTTGTGATGCAGACGAGGATGCTCTGTGGTCGTTTTGAAGTGGCCGTTCGCAGGGAGTCATATGGCGCACGGCTCTTGGCAAGGTGTAGCTCGTCCAACACCGCGCCATGCACCGACGTTCCTTCGGTGGCCGAACCCTTGGCCGGTAACCCGCGCAGCTTGCTGACTGTTTTCGGCTGCACGACTTTGTGAGCCAGGACTTCCAAACCAAACTTGCTCTGCAGAACCCGATCCTTCAGGCAGATGTTCCTGGCAGTGTCGAGGCATAGCCGTGCCTGCTCGTAACTCGACGCCGTCGCAATGACGTCGGCTCCCTTTTCGTTGTCGGCCGCCAGCAGGTAAAGAGCGATGCCTGCGGCAAGGATCGTCTTGCCGTTGCCCTTCGGCACTTCCAGGTATGCGCGTTTGTACCGGCGCGTTCCTGTCGTCTTCCAAACCCAACCAAAAATTTCAGTGAGCAGGAAGCACTGCCAGTTTTCCAGTTCAATCCGTTCGCCTGCCTTCGGCCCTTGGATGTGGGTAAGCAGCGAAATAAACTTACAGACACGCTCTGCCTTGGCGTCGTCAAAGCGGAACGGAAATCCATCCTGCGCTTGCTTCAAGCGATCATCCGTCGCACGTTTGACGCAGAGGCGTACCCACTCGCAGGCAGGGATTTTCCCGGCGAGCACTTCGGCACGATAGCTGTCTGCTTTTTCAAGGAACGTCATAGGGCGTAGTCGTCGTGCGCTTCCTTCACCTGGAGTTCCAGTGCGGCTTTTTCGGCCACCAGCGCCCTGGATTCGTCCAGGCATATCTTCAAAGCCTTGGAAATTTCGCGTTGATGTCGCACATACACGGACAGCTTGGTAGGCTTGTCGGACGGCGGCTCACCCTTTTTCGGCAGACCCTCGATGCCACCGTTCTTGGCGAGGTAGCGATGGACGGCGTTATAGTTGGCCCGTAGCTTCCTCTCCGCACGCCGAACTCTCTTTAAGTCGCGGTCAACTACGGCTAATGTCCTAGGCTTCGGCATCCTACGCTCCTAAATCGCCTGCGAGTTTTCCAATCGTGGGTAAAAATTTGACTTGGCGGGGGTCAATCGCCATCGCTGAAAATCGAGATTTCGGGGTGTACCCCTCTGGCTGCCAAACGGTTACCAACGCCTTGCCACGCGCATGCCAGCCACAGACAAACGTGTGCTAGAACACAGTTAGCGGGAACCACGTTGTAGCTACCTTACGGCCCACTGTGCATGTGCGGATGATCCCGCGTCGTATCTTTCCAGAGTGTTCTATTTCCTTGAGCCGACGTCCAATCTGGTAGCGGTCGAGGTCACATAGTTGTGCTAGCTCTGCGGCCGTCTTGCCTGGATGTTGGACAACCAGCTTGATGATCTCTGCTCTGTGGTTAGCTGCAAACGCGGATGCGTCTTGACCTGCGATGTGCGACGACAATGGATCTGTAGCTCTGGCTAGTGTTGACATGATGCCTCCTGGTACGGCATTGCCGTGTTACAAGTAATATCCGCGCTTGCTAAACCAGCTTGCCATCAACGGTTCATACGTCTTGCCATTGTCTGGTGGTAGCTCTTCTGGAGTGGTAGCTGTGGACACAGCTTCGATGTAATCACGATCCTCTTGTGGCAGTGATGCCAAGTAAGCCTTCTTATGTGGATAGTTGATAAGCCGAACTTTATCCTGCCTGTTCATGACGTGATTTTTGCGCCGCAGTTCTGGTTCGTCGGCTACCGCTTTCAGTCTGGTGGCTTCCGCTTTCTTGGCGAGCGCAACGCACCTGTTGATGTCGTCGTAGAAGAATTGCCATTTGAAATTCGTTCTGTCGTTGACGGCATCTGGTGGATTTTCGAAGTACTGTCGTCCTGCGGCTAGGAACAGGGTTACCGGCATCTTCTCAAGAAGCAGTCGCCAGTTTGTTTTATCTTTCTCTCGGGCAGTCCAGCCCGAAGCCATCGCAAGCAGGACGCGAATTGCTTTTTCGTTATCTTGAGTTTTGTTGATCGACGATGGGTTTGGCTCTTGCTCTTCCATAGCCGAAGGTTTTTTGTCTCCAGACACACACACACTTTTCTGCTCGGTTACCCGGTGTGTGTGTGTGTGTCGGTCTCTTCCGGTCAACGGTTGTGTACCACCTAGGTGGGACTTTGTGCCCGCTTCGTGGGACTCTGTCGTTGCTTCGTGGGACTTTGTGGGGTCACTCAAACCCTCTTCGTGGGACTTTGTGAAGTGGTTCGTGGGACTTTGTGGTTCGTTCGTGGGACTCTGTAAACCGCCTTCGTGGGACTCTGTGGCTGCCATTTTGCTCTGGATTTGATCAAGATTTAGCTGCCTTATCGCCGTGCCGTGACGGCCGGTTTTACCGTCAGTGACAAGAAACCCAAGCTCGTCAAGCTCAGCGAGTAGTCGGAAAAGTTTAGAATGGCTGAACCCAATTTCTTGGATCAGCCGCGAACAGCCAACTGTGATGCTCGTGCCATCTGGGTTCGCATACGAGGCGAGTTGAATTGCGAGCTGTCGTCTGTTGCCGCAGACTTGTGCCCACCTTCTGCTATCTGTGGGCAGGCGATAAACTTGGAGCGGCACGCTACGGATATCGAACAGGCAGCGTAACGGTTCCTTTTCGAGTTTGCTCATTGCCCAAAAGTTTCTTGGAGCGCAGCCTCTAGAGAAGCGGCGTCTCTAAAACAAGGCCACTGATGATTTTCGTCATCAAATGGATCTAGGTAGGCGGTCTTGTCGAGATATTCTTCAATGACGTCTTCTCTTGTGAAGTGTTCGTCTACCTTGTTGAATGCCTCGTCCATTATTTCTTGGCATCGAGAGTTGAGCCGAAGTCTATCGTGGATTACGAGCGCCAGCTTTTTGAAGAAATCGTCGTCGAAGCCGGGTCCAGGATTGTGGTCTGTCAAAAGTTGAATGCAGTGTTCTTTGCTACCGATTTCCATATAACGCCCTCCCAGGCACACAAGTCCGTTCGGGGCCGATTACTCGACCCCTCGCGGTTGGCAGTTTTGGTCAGGAGAAACGTCCGTGGTAGGACTTCGTTTAACAGAAAATCGATGGACGAAGTTCTAGTGACCCGAGGCTGCCAGGCCTCGTATGGGTACTTCAGTGTTATGGGTTGAGTGCCTCACCCGACAGAACGCCGGGGTCGTTTTTACCAACCTGATGCTCAACTAGTACTGTACCGGCTTTCTACCCACAAAACAAGCTGAAAATTAGGAACACGCTGGATAAGAATTTGAAATGAGGACGATAAGGTTCACTTATCGCCCTCACCAGGGGTTAGGCCAGCATCAGCTTTGGTAAGGCATCTAGCTCTCGACGAACCTGAGCCGCCGCCGTCGTGGGGTGAGGACCAAAGATTTTTGGAAACAGTTTTCGAAGGGAATTGAATCGGAGATTTTGAGTAGCCAGCTTACCAATCTTCTGCCCACTACCAAAGTAGGGTTCAGTGAATTCACTCTCACCACCCTGACCCTGTTTGAAAGCCTGATACATTAGCTGACGCACCTCTTTCAAGGTAAATGAAGTCTTGGTCATAGTTTTCTTTCTTAGGTTGGTGTTTCACCCCGGACAGGACGCCCGGTGGTCGAGGAACCAATGACGAGATTATTTCATACGGAGATGACCTTGTCAAGATAAATAATACCAGTACTAGGGTCGTCACACGCGGGTCGGGCAAATGACCAGCCCATCGTTGATTTTGTCCGCCGAACCATCGTATGTAAGTACCGCAACGCCGTCCCCTACAGGCCAAAGGGGGCCTGTGGCAAGACGACGGTTTCAAAAAGGTAGTTTTGTTAAGGAAAGTAACGGGGGAATGTACAGCATGCATTACATCGACGCGGTCAACCCGGACGGGGCGACCGTGACGAAACAGGTGAAGCGGTTCTTGGGCAACCTCAGCCAGATGAGCGAGCGTGCGGCTCGACGTGAACACGCCCGAATTATGGAGGAGGTTAACTTTAAGCGTGGCAGCATTGCGCCGACGCCCAAGGGCCAGAGCTTTGCGGACGCTGTCGATCGATGGCGGTCTGCGATTGCTCCAAACCTGTCACCAGCCACCGTGCGGCCAAGGGAGTCATACCTGAGGACGCACATACTGCCGAGGTTTGGCCGGTCTGCATTGAGTGAGATGGGAGTAGGCGAGATCCAGCAGTTCGCTACTGACTTGCGCAAGACATTGTCGGGCAAATCCGTGGTGAACATCCTGGGAACCGTCTTTACGATCCTCGATTATGCGGAGCGGTGCGGAATGCGGGTAGCTAAGGTTGGGTTCACTGACTTGCAGCTTGGCTCGACGACCAGGGAAACGCCAGTCGCATTCTTCACTCGCGCACAGGCGAACGACATCATTGCAGCGGCACAAGAGCCGTTCAAAACGCTCTTCGCTGTTGCCTGGATGACTGGTATGCGAGCAGGTGAGTTGCTGGCCTTGACCGTAAACGACCTGGATTTCGATCGACAAACCATTCGCGTGGACAAGTCTGCGGACGATCGAACACGCGAAATTCGGCAGCCTAAGACCAAGTGCTCCGTGGCCTCGTTACCGATGTCCACCTCATTGGAAACGATACTGCGGAACTACCTGCGACATTGGAAGCCGAACGCGGCCGGGATTTTGTTCCCGACGCGCAACGGGCGGCGGCCAAGGTCACGGGCTAACGTAGTGCGGGTTGGACTGCGGCCAGTGTTGCGCAAGCTGGGCATACCTGCGGCGGGGTTACACGCGTTCCGGCATGGCTTGGCTACTGAACTAGTCGATGCATCATGCCCGGTAACAGCGCTGCAAAATCAAATGCGCCACGCTGACGTAAAGACCACGCTCAAGTTATATGCCCACGTAATCCCGCAGTCGCAGCGGGACGCCATGGAAAACCTTGGTGGCCAATCATTACGTTCAATCAATACGTTACTAAAAGTAGTGGGTAAGTGATTCAGTACAAAGTAGTTTGGTAGGGGCGGTGGGGATCGAACCCGCGACCCTCGATTCGTCCAGTTCCAATGTCAGTCCATCTTCGGTCCAACTCAAGAGGCTGATTGCTCCGTGCGTTTCCGCGTAAGCGACACCAGACGCGGCACTTAGAAGGTTAGCATCTGCTAGTTCGAAGCCAGCGCTCCGCAGCGATCTGCCAGACGCTCGACTTGCGGGGAGCAACCGGACGAGGGCGTTGAAGTGGATAAGAAGAACGACCAGATTGCGCCTCGCTGAATCGTAGACGCAACCCTCAGCCAGACGTTATTCAGTGTCGAATCGATCCAGCGTTTTCGTGCCGAGCGCACGGCCGAACAGGCGACGCAACTCAACTATCAGGAATTACGGGAGCGCGGGGAGCGCTTTCACGACTTTGACAACGTGACACACAATGTGGCACAATCATCGTATGCCTAACATGAACATCCGTCAACTACGGGACACCCGAAAGCTGAAGGCCTGGTTGCGAGCGGGAAAAACTGTGGAACTCCGAGACCGCAACAAGGTTATAGCCCGCATCGTTCCACCGGAACAGCAAGAAACAACCGTGGCGGTTCCGGATTTCGCCGCCCGCCGCAAGAAGATCTTCGGCGATCGGGTTCTACCGGGAGCAGACGTCGTCGCCGAGGAGCGAGGCCGCTATTGACGATTTACGCCGATACCAGCTTTTTCGTCTCGATTTACGTAAAAGATGCTCACTCCACCAAGGCCGACCTCCTTTTGAGCCCAGGCACGAGGCCATGTATTACGCCGCTTCATTTCGCTGAATGGGCGCATGCCATAG